GCCTCGTGCGTCAGGCTTGACATGACATGCCTATGGGCTTGTACTCGCGAAACCGGGCGATTGCATCCACCGCCTGCTCTCCATAACCAAACAAAATCACTCCCGAAAAAATTGAGTGCGGCTTGCCATTTTTTATAAAGCGAACCGAGGGAGGGAGCGGACAAGCAGTTTTACAATCGTTGAAAAGCATGTTAAACCACGCAGATTTTGCCAGTGGTAGCAATGCAATTCCGTTGCGGTGTTGCATAAACTTTTCTACCCAGGGACGGGGTTTAGAGTATGGCGGATTCATCCACACGAATTCGTGTCCCCACCACGGCTGCACCAGACCATTGTCGGCTATTGTATAGACCCGATCTGCCGGGACGCAGGCACCCTCATGTACGCCACACACATCTAAATCAAAGCGAACACCAAGAGCCTCAAAGACCCACGGCGGTGTGTAGCATTCATCACTATGCTTCGTCATCATTTTTACGCTGGTTGCTCTTCGTACTCCGACACAAGATTGTTGATCGTGCTTTCCTTGAGTCCAAGTGACCCCAGGAACACTCTCGCTCGAGACGTCGTCCAGATTCCTTCCTCGATCTTACCGAGGGTGTCCTCGATCGCTCGCCAGTTGCGGGTGAGTTGCAAACGGGACATGTTCGCAAATTCCCCGGTTGGAGCGGGTTGGCTGGAATCCGAATCGGCAGCGCCCGTACTTTGGGCCGCAGCTCCGGGCGCACCGGAAGCACTCGGAGCACCAGGTGCAGCGCCTGCAGGAGCGGGTGGCCTGTCAGGATTTACCCAGCCTTCCTCGATAAGCTGCTGCGCGTGAGCCTCGGGGTCGATGTTTTGCTCGATCAGGTATTGTTGACGAGTCTTGAGGCCGGCTCGGATCAGTTCGATGTTGACGTCTGCGATTTCCGCAGGGTTCACATCGCGTTGTGGTGGCCATCGCCAAACCTTGGGGATCTCATCGGTCGGTTCGATCGCTGGCAAGTAGCCGTCCATAAGCAAGGCTTCATCGAGCCACCAACCAAAGATCCGATCGAGGGCTTCGATTTCCCACCACTGGGATCGCTCAATGGCAACTGATTCGTGATAGGTCTGGTGGTCCAACCGGCCTGAGGAATAGTTGTACCCGCTTGAATCCGCGAGGACTTTGTTTTTGGGCATGTGTACGCAACGAGCAATCTCGCCAAGGATCGCATTGCGGAATTCGGTATAGGTCGTCACTGGTTGCTTCGGATCGAACTGGACCATTTCCCAGCCTTTGGGCAGGGAAGTCATCAGTCCTCGATCGATCTGCACGAAATCAAACGGGTCTATGTCGTCGATGCCATCGGACGCAGAATCAAAGGCATTGGATTGGGTCTTGAGGATCGCCGAGAAGTCCGCAGCATTCTCCGCAGCGGTGATCACCGCGAGGGTGTATCTCCGCAGCATTGCGAACAGTGGCAGCGCTGGTGTCAGCTCGGGAATTCCGCGCATCTGTCCAGGTCGCTCGGCGCGGAACAGGTGGATGATGTCGTCGGGGTCGACATCCTCTTTTTCGAAGGCGTCCAGCGGCCATCGGTCCCCAGGGTGTCCTTTAAGGATGTGGTAGACCGTTGGATTTCCAAAGTCGTCGAACTCAATACCGTCTACTTTGTTTGGCAGTCCGTCGGCGAAGTAAGGCGTCGCAAGTTGGTCGCACTCGATGACTCGTAGATCCAGCTTTACATCGTTCTTTGATCGCGGGTTGTTGCCTTTGAGTATGACGGTCTCACCATCGATAACCTTAGCGATCCGGGCAGTGCGAAGCTTGCTCGCCAGCCGCACGTCCTTTGCCCATTTGCGCCACTTTGCCTCGATCATGCGGGAGGCAGTAGTGTCAGGGAGCATCACCTGTAGACTTGGCCCGGTCGAGATGCAATCGTTGGCCAGGGTCAGAACGACCCCCTTCGCGAAGCTATTGTTTTCCATGCATTCGTAGCGAGATCGCTCGCGCAGTGTCTTGCGAACCGATACCGAGTTGGCAGCGGCAGCGGACAGGTTGTCGGCGTATCGCCAATGCTTCTGGGTCTCGGCGGTGTTGGCCGCAGCATCGTAAGAGGCCGACAGCGAGTCCATTCGCTTGGCTCGATCCTGGATCCGACGAGCGGCAGCCAGGGCCTTGGTGTCGATCGGCTTTCCGTATTGATCGAGCAGCATCATAAGATTAGCTCTTTGGCTGAGGATTCATGAACAGAAAGAAAACCACGGCCCCACCGAGGATGAGAGTGGCCATCGAGTTGAAGACGAGACCAGCTAGCAGGAGGAACCAGCCAGCCCCAAAAAACAGATGGCGCGATGAGGCCGTGGTAAGGGCTCGCAGGATCGATGTTATCAGTACGGTGACCCAGCCAGGCATCATTGACCCCTTGCCGATCCAGGGATCATTTTTGCAAACAGGACTCCGCGTCGTGGCTTGGAGGCGTTCTGGTTGTTGGCCAGTTCCTCACGAGCTTCACGCATGTCGGCCATGCTGCGATTCGTCACGGTCACGCCGTCAGCCGAGACGCTTTGCGGGGCGGCGGCAGCGTCGGCGATCTGTTGATCAGTGATTGCTGGAGTGGTCATTTGGTTTTCTTGCTGGAGGGCTGGAGGGATGCGAGTCGATCGAGAGCTGCGGCGCGGCGGCGGTCGGCTTCGTCTTGTCTAATGACCTCGACGATCTCGGCGATCTCAGCCTCTAGCACCGCATCGCGATCGGTCGAGACCGACGAAGGCGACGACAGAGCGGCAAAGATCGAGGGCTGCGAAACGGCTCCCTTTGGAGGTCGCTTGGGGGTCCACCAAATTGCAGCCAGGAGCATGAAGACAAGCACGATGAGCAAAAGAAACAGGGTCATGAGCGGAGTACCTTGATAGCGACGACGAACAGGAGAACGAGGAAAGCGATCGCACAGAGGCCTGCGAGGATCGCTTCGCCGGGATTCCAGATCCAATACAGCAGGGATTGGATTGGGTCTTGGTCTTTGGGTCGCAGATTGGGGAACAGCCTTTCTCGCTCCGGGTTCAGGAGAGGCACGCGGCCAGGTGGGCAATTGCCGTCAGGACAAGACGGATCAAACTCTTCAGCCATCGGAAAGCTAGGATCTTGAGCCGGTTGAGTAGCTTGCTGTTGAATCTGCGTTGATTCCTTGAGGGCGGCGTACAGGCCGGACGCAGACGAGGGGAGCGACGCGGCTCCCGCGACGTAGACATGTCCGCCACGGGAATCGGTAAACACGACGGCTGGAAATTGGTCGGCGGGTACAACGCCACCAAACCGTTCTCGATACAGCGGATTGTCTTTGGTGTAGGCCTGGAAATTGACGTTCTTGCGCAGGTCGGACAACTGCGGATCCCGATTGACCCAGTCGAGCAATCTCTGGGACGCCTGGTCTGTTCCAACGAAGACCGCCAGCGAGTACTTGTTGGCCCAGGGCGTGGAAGTGACAGTGACCTGTTGACGAGGGGTCGCAGGCTGCGGCGCGGGTGAGCTAGCTTGCGTGATCGGTTCGGCGTAGTTGACGAATCGGGTAAACCCAGGCGATCGAACCTGAGCGCAAGGTGGACAGTAGACGTCCTGTCGCTTGATTTCACGGGCTGCACTTTCGTTGACCGGTACGCTGTTGAGCGGCGCGTTTCGCAGCTCGTCGTAGCTTACTCCCCCGGGTGCAAAAGATCGCTCGACTGGTTGGTCGATCCCGAGGGATTGCTCAATTCGCGGAGCAACTCGCTGGCCCACGACAACGCACAGAGCGCTAAACAAAGCCAGAGCCACCAGACCGAACGAAAGCACGATTTTGACACGTTGTCCCCCACCAGGGCATTCTTGGCAACTTACCATTTCCATTCATCCTTGACCGCTTTGTACGACTGAAAAACAGGAGGGCTCGGAGGGTCGTACAGCGTGGTCAACGCGAATCCTCCGTACCCAGCCCAAGCCTTGTGAAACTGCGATCGCTCGACGAACTCGTAACGATCGGTTTGGTTGTTGTCCAAGATGCAAGCGTAAACCTTGCCGTCAGTGCCTTTGGCCCACCCGACAAAGGTGCAGCAGTGCGACGGCTTCCACCAGAGCAAAGCACCGCGCCGAGCATTGTGAGCATCGTCGAGAAGTTGGAGATTGGCTCGCTCGGTGTAGGCATAAGGGATTTTTGCTGCATCGAGTCGCCGTCTAAGCTGGTCGGTCCACTCACCGCCGGAGTACTGCGATCGCCACCACTTAGCGAGCTCGATCTTGTTCTGCCAATGGAGCATCGAGGAAAGCGACGCATGGACGCAACTTCCCTCGTTGGCTCGACTCAGCCAGTTCTTCTGGCGGAGTGACATCGGTGGGTTGATCGCCGGGGTTTCTGCCCTCGGAGCTGGGAGCGCGACATAAGACGGAGCAGGCGCGCACCCGATGGCTAGAAGCAGCCAAAGCAAAATGACGGTCACATGATTCTTCGCCATGTTTGAGACTTGAGTAGTAGGTCCGATCAGATAACAGGACCACCGTACAGCAAAGGTCTCAAAAATCGTCAAACGAGGGTTACAAAAAGAAAGTGTGTCTAATCTCCCGATTGTTCCCATTGGAGGCGGGAAGGGGGGACCTCTGAGAGGGACCCGCGAAATTTTGGGCTCAAAACTTTTTTGCGCTCAAATCCCCGAAAACTTTTCGGGCCCGCGCAGAAAAACGCTATAAAGCCTGGAGATTCAGCAGATTTGGATTATCGCCGGCGGCGCTTGGGTGCATCGATTTGTTAATCGTCCGCCTCGAGCGCAGGCCCTAGAACCACTGCTGGTCTTTCCTGTACCCGCTTCCGTTGCAGTTCGGGCACGTTCCAGGGCCGTCGTCATCCCAGCCGTATCTACCTGACTCCCCGGCCACTGAGTCGACAACCCCTTCGCCAGCGCAGCTTAAGCAAGGTGGCTCGGGACCGTCGTCATAGCTCAGGTCCTCCAGGTCAGAATCGGCAACAGGTTGTTGATCGATTGGTTGGGTCATGGTTAAGCCTCTTGCTTTAAAAACTGCGACGCATGCAAAACCGCTTCAACGCAGGCTTGGCAGGTTACGGCTCGCCTAGTTCCGTAGACAATCCCCGTATCCGCATCGTCTGCTAATCCACACATTGTTGCGTAGGTGTCCGGACCGTGGATGCAAACCTTGCTTTCGATAGGGTCAATCACCCGCATGCTTGGAGGGATCGATAGCTTTTCCAGTCCTTCAATTTTCTTGCCTTTAGTCATTTGTTCCTCTTCTCGTTGTAGCTGCGTACCAAGCGCCGTACTGTCTCGGCAAACCGACTAAAAAACCAAGCTTTTACATTCTATGTTAGACCCCTTGCAGGGGTACTTAAACACTTCATAAACCCTGGTTTTCCAGGGTTTTTTTACGTACCGAGACACGCTCGGACACGCTCGAACACGCTCGGACCCGATTAGCGCCGTACGTCGCGCCGTACATTGGACCCGCGCCGTACATCGCTCTTTTCCTTCGGTTTCTCGATCGCCTTGGTCCAGTGCTCGTCGGTGACCATCAGGTAATGATCCCTGGCTACCCGCTTGGAATGGCCAAACCAGGCCTCGCAAACGTGCGAAGCAAACCGTTCCTCCATGTCGGTTCGGCATGAGGCCCTGAGATTGTGCCATAGCTTGGGCCATTGCTTCAACCCAGCTAGCAGGATCGCCGATTCGAGCCACCGTCGCAGGGTTGTCCCCGCACTGGCCCGAGCTCGGCTAAATACCCAAGGCGATGTGTCGGCAGTCTCAGCCAGGCGTAGCATGTGCTCATAGACGATCGGGACCATCGGCACGACACGCTGGCCGGTCTTGGTCCCCGTCGGGATTGTGATTCGATGCTTCTCAAAGTCCACATGTTGCCATGTCAGGGGCAGCAGCTCGTGTGGGATCCGCAGGCCTGCAAACCTCGCCAGCACAAACGAGGCCTTCGCTTGAATCGATCCGAGCTTATCGAGCACCTTCATCGCGTCGGCCTCGGTCAAATGGTGATCCTTCGTTCGATCGATCTTGGCTCGCAGATTGACCCCGGCGAACGGATTGGTCGCCAAAAGTCGGGAATCGACGGCGTCCTGCATGACTTGCTTGGTCCGTTCGACGATCTTTTTCGCGTGGGCGGCTGCGTGGACGGACTCCATCCTCAGTGCGAAGTGTTTCGCGTCGGCGATGGTAATCTCACTGATCAGACGATCGCCAAGGTTGTCAATCGCATGCTTTCGAGCGGTTTTGAAGCCCTTGAGCGAACTGAATGCAAAGTCGGCTCGCTTGGACACATAAGCATCCCAAACGATCGAGAGCAGCGGCGAGACGGTCGGCGGTTTCCACTTCGCAAGTAGCCCAGCGGCCTGGAGCTTGGCACGGAATCGAGCGTCACACAACGCGAGCCAAGCTTGGATCTGGGGATCCGGTTCGATCCCGACATTGTTGCTGGCCATCAGACGCTCGACGTTTCGTCGGACGGTTTCAGCACCGGCCTTAGTCACCTTGCCCAAGTAGATCTGGCATCGTCGGCCAGACGGCAAGGTAACGCAACAGTACCACCCTCGGTGCTTGTGTTTGTAGATCGAGCTCATTCAC